CGTGGCTACTTCGCCGCCTTGATGATTGACCCGAGCAAGTTCGTCAAGTTCACGTTCGCCTGATCCGACTGACTAAGTAGAGAGACTGCACCATGGCCACATTCAGCGTGACGCACCACCAGCGTCTAGACGATGTTGCTGTGGTGCAGACCCTCGAAGCAACCGACATAACAGTCGGTCAGACAATCACACTGACAGGACTCGGTCACGGTCTCAACGGCACGCACATTGTGATCGCTGTACCGGTCAACTTGTTTGCTGGCGTTAACGAAGCAGGCGACCTGCTTTACAACGAAAACGAAATTATTGTTAACCAGTTAATGTTCCAAGATGTTGGCGACGATCTAGAACGATCTGCTGCCGATCCGTTTGGAACTTTGACATGGACTTTGAGTTGCACATGGTTGTCGTCGACTGCGCCAGTAATTGAATTTCTTGGAATCGCGTCGGCCACGGCAAATGACACTGCGTTTCTCACTACTTGTGTCGCAGCTGCAAACGCTTGGTGTTTCAGGCGTCGCGTTCAGGCTGGTTACCACGACAGTCTCACGACCGTCCCTGACAGTTCAGTGCTGTTAGGAACCACGCTTTACGCCGCAGGGCTCTACCGTGAACGCGGGACCACTGGAGACAGTTACGCATCGTTCGGTGACATGACAGGACCACCGCTCATGACCTTAGGTCGAGTCAACCAGTTGCTCGGCATTAAACGATCGCAGTGTGCATGAAATGGCGGGCATCTTCACGGACGCGATTGACGCTGTCTCAGCAACGATCACGGCTCTCGGCCTTAAGCCTGTCACTGATCCTCGCAACGCTCGACCGCTTACTGTTTTCATTGAGCTTCCTGTTTTCACTGCGTTCAATAACCAAACAGCGGACATCACGATTGACCTCCGAGTGTTGGGCGCGCCACCCGGCAACAGCGACTCTACGACGTACATACTCGGAATCGTTGATGAACTGATGAACTCTTCTCTCGCAGTTGTATCTGGACGGCCTTCGCTTGCTCAGATCGGATCGCAAGATCTACCTGCTTACGACCTCACAATTAGAATCGGCTCAAGCCGCAGATAAAAGGACAAAACAATGCCCACAACTTACCTATCAAACCCAACCGTCAATGTCACCAGCCCGTCAGCAATCGCGCTCACCAACAACTGTTCTGCAGCGGTATTGACCCTTACGGCAGAGGCGCTTGAAAACACGAGCTTCGGCCAGACTTCCCGCACCTACACGGCTGGGTTGTTCAGCAATGAGTTGACCTTGACCTTGTTCCAAGGTTACGGAACGACCGAAGTAGAAACATACTTGAACACTTTGTTCGGTGTTGCCTCCACTATCGTTGTCAGCCCGTCTGGAACAACTGAGTCCGCTTCGAATCCTGAGTACACGCTCACTGGTTGTTACCTAGAGACCGTCACCCCGATTAACGCAACCGTCGGCGAACTGTCAGTCGTTGAAGCCGTGTTCAAGGGTGGCACCTACGGTCGCGACATCGTCACGCCGTAATCCGTAAACTGATCCAATCCCGACTAGGAGAACCATGAAACTTACACTTAGCGTCCGACTTACCGATGGTGAGACTTACCGAGTAATCACGAACCTGTTTGTGATCATTTCGTGGGAGCGTAAATTTAAGCGACGAGCATCAGATCTGAGCAATGGGATCGGGATGGAAGATCTAGCGTTCATGGCTTACGAGGCCAGTAAACAGCAAGGTCACCCGGTCCCAGTCTCATTTGATGAGTTCGTCAAAAAGTTAGAAGATCTAGAAGTTGTGGAGACTGAATCCGCAGTCCCTACGCAGGAGGCCACCGACGTCAGCTAGCAGCTCTGCTAGTTGAGACTGGATTCTGGCCTCCACAAATAACATTTGAGACAGACGATCTAGCAACTTGTGTGCAGATCATCAACGAGCAGAGAAAGAAAACCTGATGCCAGCAGATCTGAGACTTGATACTTATGGTCTGCAAGACGCATTGAAGAAGATGCAGAAGATCAATCCTGCTATTCGTCGCACTCTGCTTAAAGACACAAAAGTTGCAGCTCAACCGCTGGTGGATCTGATCAATAGTCGAGTCCCAACGACGCCACCGTTGAGCGGTATGAATCACAACGGTCGTACCGGGTGGGGCAATGTCAAGAAGGTGCAGATCTCGTTGAATACTCGCAAGCCTCGCAAGGGTTCGGCGACGGCTGGCGCTGAACAGATTGCAGTGGTTCGTGTGGTCACCAAGGGTGCTCCTGTGGCGATTACGGACATGGCTGGCCGTGCTGGTGGCACTAAGTCGCGCCGAGAGTCAAAGTATCGCCGACCTAATTTTGCCTCAGCTCTTCAGGGTGAACCGTCGCGCTATATGTGGAAAGACATAGATCAGATGGTCGCTGAAACTGAACGGGCTTTGAAGCCGATCATTGACCAGTTCATGGTTGATGCACAAAGAGAGTTCAACTGATGGCTATCAACCTCCCAATCATTTCTGAGTGGAATCCCAAGGGCATAGATAAAGCGATTGCCGACTTTAAGAAACTTGAAACCAACGGTCAAAAAGCAGCGTTTGCTATTAAGAAAGCAGCGGTCCCTGCAGGGCTCGCTATCGCAGCTCTTGGCGCTGTCGCTTTTGATGCTGTCAAAGCGTTCGCCGAAGATGAAGCTGCAGCCGAAAAACTTGGGTTGACACTGCAGAACGTGACCTACGCAACCGATGACCAGATTGCGTCAGTTGAAAAGTTCATTACCAAGACTTCTATGGCCGCCGCTGTTGCCGACGATGAACTTCGCCCGGCACTCGACAAACTGGTTCGTGGCACTGGCGATGTTGCTCAAGCTCAAGATCTGCTCACTCTTGCACTCGACATAAGCGCGGGCACTGGCAAGGATCTAGGCGCAGTCTCTGACGCGCTCAGTAAGGCTTACAACGGCAACTTCACAGCCCTCAAAAAGTTAGACCCGGCACTGGCTTCGTTGATTGAGGAAGGCGCTGACGCCGACGAAGTATTCGGTCGTCTGGGTGCAACATTTAAGAATCAAGCCTCAACTGCTGCAAATACGACCTCGGGCAAGATGAAGAACTTGTCGATTCAAATGGGCGAGTTCAAGGAGTCAATCGGCGCAGCTGTCGCACCACTCGTTGAAAAACTGCTTCCAGCACTTTTGAAGTTCTCAACATGGGCCCAAGAAAACACTGGGTTGATCGTCACGCTTGGAGTTGTGGTCGGCACGTTTGCTGCAGCGATCATCGGTATCAACGCAGCTCTTGCCGTTTACAACGCAATCCAAGCCCTTACTCTTGCACTCAACACTGCACTCACCGCGTCATTCTCGGCGCTGTGGATCGCCACTGGCGTCGTAGTTATCATCGCAATCATTGCAGCACTGGTTGCACTACAAGCAAAATTCAACATTTTTGGTAAAGCCATTGACGGCCTTAAGGCTTATTTCATGGCTTGGTGGGGCGTCGTCCAGTTCGTGTTCGGTGCAGTGAAAACAGGGTTTGCTGAATTGGCGGATCTTGGCAAGGCGATCTTTGACGGTATCGGCGGAGCGTTCAAGGGTGTTATCAACGCAGTCCTTTTTGCAATGGAAAAGGGTTTGAACTTTGCTATCAAGGGACTGAATACGATCCTTGACGGCATTGACAAAGCAGCTGGACCGTGGGTGAACTTTGGAAGTATCCCAGAAGTTAAGTTGCCTCGATTAGCCGAAGGTGGAATCGTCACCAGTCCGACGATCGCCATGATTGGCGAAGGCCGTGAACCCGAAGCAGTGATCCCGTTGTCAAAACTCGGCAGCTTTGGTGTCGGTGGCGGAGCGAACATCACCGTCAATGTGAACGGTGGCGACCCCAATAGCATTGTTAGAGCACTACAACAGTATGTGCGCCAGTCAGGCCCAGTGCCTGTGAACACCAGGGCTATGTAATGGCTGTTACTAATTGGAAGTTTTATTACAACCCTGCAGGGTTTTCTAAAGGTACAGAATTTACTTCGCAAATTCTTAGTGCTTCAATGTCGTACGGTCGTACAAAATATTTAGATGATTACGGCGCAGGCACTTTAACAATTACGATAAACAACTCTTCAAATTTTATTACAAATTTTAGTTTTAATACTTTAATTTTGTTAGACACTGACAGAACAGACGCCACCTACGGCAGTGACCCAGGAAATGTTTACGCAGTTCAAGAAATAACGTTTTCTGATTATCCGGGCAATGTTGGTTTATCGACTGCGACTCTTGTTTGTGTTGATGCACTTGGTCGGGCTGGTCGTGTTCAAGCAAGCGCCTTGTCGTTGACACAACAAACCACAGGATTGCAGGCGACTCAATTCACTTCGCTTTCAGGTGGCCCGTTGCCATCAAATGTAAAAATAAGCAATCTGCAAACGCAATCAACGGCTTCAGCACAAACTTACACAGGCACAGTTTTAAACCAGTTGAACATTCTAAACGCAACTGAACGTGGCATTTTAAGAACAAACCGTGACAGCGCCGCAGCACGCATTAACTTTTATGGCAGAAAACAATTCGAAGCCATTACTCCCGTTTCGTTTGGTCGTACTTCTTCGTCAAGCGTTATTGGTTATCAACAATTTGCCCGAATCCAAAATGGATTATCTTTTATAAACACCGCAACTATTTCGCCTAATGGGTTAGCAAGCCAAACAGCAAGTAACGCCAGCTCTGTTTCAACTTATGGCGCAACTTTTTATTCGTCGTCAACTGTTGACTTCAACACGACACAGGCGCAAGGTAACGCAGAATGGATTGTTAACACTTTTTCTGATCCGACAGATTTACGCTTTGAAATAAGGTTTTCTGATCGAGCACAAAATGACACGGCTTACACATTGTTTATGATTTTGCGTGATGAAATTTTATTTAATTTGGCGTATCGTGTACCGGGTGCTGGGTCTGACACAACTGAATTAGTTGCTTTGGAGGGTTACAGTGTGAACATGACTCCCGAACAAACTGAATGGGTTTTATATTTGTCGCCAGCGACTTATTACCAGTTTTTTATTCTTGACAACACTTCTTTAGGTATTTTAAATACCAGTCGACTCGGCTGGTAAAGGAGAACAATTATGCCCAATCCAAACACAGCCTTTTCGAGTGGTGCTGTTTATACAGCAGATCAAGCAAACCGCTTCCCCCGCGGGCTCATGGCATACAACGCCGTAACCACTTCCGACTTAACTATCACCGCTGAAGAAATACAAATTACTGCCCCAGCGTTTACCGCCGTCGCTGGTCGTCTTTATCGCCTTACTTACTATGAACCAGGATTTGGTGGCAGTACTGGTGCTCAATTAACTATGAGGATTCGACTAACCAACCTTGCTGGCGCAATACAACAACAAGGCATTGTTTACAACAACTCGTTTTACCAACAAAACGGCATAATTGTCGGCTACTCAACCTTTTCTGCTGGTTCTGTAGTTTTAGTCGGTACTTGTCAACAATCTGCTGGCACAGGAACTGCCAACCGTTCAGCGACGGCCTTCGCTGTTCTTAGCGTTGAAGATGTAGGCCCAACATGATCTTTTATATTGGCGGAGATACCGCAGAAGAACAGACAATCAACTGCAGGTCTGTCATCAAGTATGAGTTGTCCAATTCGGACTGGACACAGATACCAAACAACCCGTTAACGCCTGAATACTCGGCAGAATGGGCGACCTACCGCCAGTCATTGCGTGACTTCATGGCGACATGGACACCGAGTAACGAAGCCGACCTACCAAACCCACCAATGCCATGAAAACGCTTATTGCTGTCGCCGTGCTCGCCATAGCACTAATGGTTGTGGTGACAAGCTGCAGCGACAGAACCCGTGACACCTGCGAAACCAAACCAACAGCACCCAGGTGCATACCATGAAACGACTAACCAACAGCGAAATTAAAGCCCGACTAATACTCATCGTTGGCATTGCTTTAGCCGTTGCTTTTCTAGGTTCGACTGCAGCTCTGCTTTACGGCCTGCTGTTTGTCGTACAGCCATTAGACGTGTCACCCAACGATGAATCAGCCTGGTCGCTACTTAGCCCA